CGTATAGTTCGCCAACCCAAACGAAGGAGAGCCCCACGATGATGACGAACGACGCTTCGCCCCACGAAAACGAGTACCTCGCCGCTGTGGCTGGTCTGCACGAGCAGACGCTGAGCCCTGCATTCAAGAAGCCCGAGCCCGCCGTTGGCGATTTCGTCAGCGGCAAGACCGCAGGCCGTTACTGGAGCGGGCGCGTCGAGTGGGTTACGGGCCGCGAAATCTGCGTGAACACCGGCAGCAGCTGGGAGTACGTCCCCATGGCGGACATCACGCACTGACAAACAAAGGACCGCCAACGGCAGGACGCCGTGAAGCGGAAGGAGTGGTGCGGAGCACCAGCAGCAAGGACGCAACAACTACCCGTGGAGCATGACGCAAAGCGGGCCATACCAACGATGTTCGCAGTTCACGAACTACGGACATTCCAGTTTCCAGAAAACGAAAGGACGCAGCATGACCACAGAAATCAGCACACAACGGGCCACAGCAGGGCTGGCCCTCGCCACGTTTGATGACGCTTTCCGCTTTGCCAAGATGGTGAGCGGCAGCGAGTTTGCCCCCAAGGATTTCAAGGGCAAGCCCGAGTCCTGCCTGCTGGCGATCCAGCACGGCAGCGAAGTCGGGCTCAGCCCGATGCAGAGCCTGCAGAGCATTGCCGTCATCAACGGCAGGCCCACCATCTGGGGCGATGCCGCCCTGGCCCTGGTGCAGTCGAGCCCCGTCTGCGAGTACGTCCGCGAGTATTTGGAAGGTGACGGCGACAACCTGACGGCCGTCTGCGAGGCAAAGAGACAGGGCTACCCGTCGCCCAGCGTCAGCCGCTTCTCGGTGGCCGACGCCAAAAAGGCCGGGCTGTGGGGCAAGTCTGGCCCGTGGACGCAGTACCCGCAAAGGATGCTGACGCTACGGGCTCGGGGATTCGCCCTGCGTAATGCGTTCGCAGACGCCCTGCGTGGGCTTATCACGGCCGAGGAGGCACGGGACTACCCGCAGGCGGAAGCGGCCAAAGAACCGGCCATGATCCGCCAGCAGGGGCAGCCAGCCAAGCCCTTGACCAAAAGTGTCAAGGACTCCGGCAACGGCATCACGGTGGCACACGTCGAGCGGTTTGAGCCGCAGGCCACGGCCGTTGCTGCTGCGACGCCGGGCGACATGGAGCGTAGCCGGCTGGCGGTCAACAAGGCGGCCAACGTTGCAGCCTTGGAGAAGATGCAGTCGGTGACAGAGGAGCGTCTGAAGACGGGTTTCTACACGCCGGCCCAGGCTGACGAGTTGCTCAACCTAATCAACGGCAAGCTCGACTGGCTGAGCAGCGAGCCCGAGGACCGTGGCACGGACTTCCCGCACGAAGCCGCCCAGCACGAGGTGACCACATGAGCGAGCAGAACTTTGGACGCGAGCACAACCGCCGGCAGCGGTGGCTCGACATGCGTGCTGAGTTGTCAGCTGATCTCGACACGGAAGGCGACGTGCTCTTCGTGACTGAGCCATGCCGAGTGCCAGCGCCATGCACCGTGCCAGTGGTGCCAGGCAACGCAGCTGCTGCCAGACGGAACGGCTGTGAAGACGCATACGACAACGAGATGGAGGCTCGCTACGGCGAGGGTTTCTAGGCCACGCCATTGGCTCAGCGGCTGAGTATCTACAGCCGCATTGGCCGCCTAGCCGTAGGTGGCGAGTAACCACGGCAGCTGACGCTGGCGGCCTCCCTTACGCGGTGAGTCAGCCGTACGCCCAACGTCACTGGGCAAATACACGAAAGGATGCGTTGTGCAGGTTTATCTTGACGATTCCATCGACTCATACCGCAGATTTCTGCGCATCAAGTCGCTTCCGCGTTATGAGATTCACGGCCGGATGGCGTGGTTTCCAGACGAGTACGCAGGCGACATCGGAGTCAAAGCCGCAACGCAAGAGACGGCTGGCTACGAGCCACGGCCTGGCCTGTTCGACTATCAGCGTGACATCGTACGGCTGGCAGTCGAGAAGAAGCGTTACGCAATCTTCGCTGACTGCGGGCTCGGTAAGACGCTGATGCTGCTGGAGTTTGCCCGGCACGTCCGTGAGACGGTGCCAGACAAGCCAGTGCTCATTGTCTCGCCGCTGATGGTGGTGCAGCAGACGATGGCCGAGGCCGCAAAGTTCTACGGCGACACGCTGCCGATTGAGCAGGTGGCTGCCAAGGATCTCGTCAAGTGGATGAAGAAGCCAGGCGGCCGGCTTGGCATCACCAACTACGACGCACTGCGAGACGATACGCCCGACGGCGACCTCGCCGGGCTCATCTTGGACGAATCGTCCATGCTCAAGAGCCACTATGGAAAGTGGGGGCAGGTGTGCCTCCGCATGGGCGCAGGCGTCGAGTGGAAGCTGGCCCTTACCGGCACTCCTGCGCCAAACGACCGCATCGAATATGCGAACCACGCCGTATTTCTCGACGCATTCCCGAACGTCAACTCATTCCTAGCCAAGTTCTTCATTAACCGTGGCCAGACGATGGAGCGGTGGGAACTGAAGCCGCACGCACTACGGCCCTTCTACCGTGCTCTTTCGCACTGGTGCATCTTCCTGACAGATCCCAGCACCTACGGCTGGAAGGACAACGTTCACAACATCCCGCCCATTCACGTCCACATTGATGACGTGCGGCTGTCTGCTGAGCAGGAGCAGGCCGTACGTGCAACGACTGGCCAGTTATTCGTCACCGAGCTCGGCGGCATCACGACCAGGGCCAAGCTCTCGCGTATGGCAAAGTGCGAAAGCAGCATCAAGCCGCAGTACATCGTTGACATGGTGCGAGAGTGGCCAACCGAAAGCACCATCATCTGGTGCCGCTACAACGACGAGCAGGACATGCTTGCCCGAATGATTCCCGAGGCCGCCAGCATCGACGGCAAGACGCCGCAGGAAGAACGTCAGCGGCTCGTTGACGAGTTCAAGGCTGGCAGCATCAAGGTGCTCATCACCAAGCCCAAGATCCTGGGCTTCGGACTCAATCTGCAAATCTGCACGCGACAGGTATTCAGCGGCCTGCAGGACTCCTACGAGGAGTACTACCAAGCCGTGAAAAGGAGCAACCGCGTCGGCTCGTGGCGTCCGCTCAACGTCCACGTTCCCGTGACTGACATCGAACGCCCGATGGTTGAGAACGTGCTGCGTAAGGCACGTCGCGTCGAGGCAGACACCCGTGAGCAGGAGGCCATGTTCCGTGACGCTACTGCCTGACCACTCACCGTACGCCATTCACCACGGCGACTGCATTCCGCACATGCTTGAGGAGATGCCGCCGCAGTCGGTTGACTTCTCCGTTTTCTCGCCGCCGTTTCCAAGCCTGTTTTCATACACGTCAAAGGCTGAAGACATCGGCAATAGCGAGAACATGAAAGGCGAAGCCAAGATCCATCTGTCCTACTTCTTTCGCGGGCTGGCTCGCGTGCTGAAACCGGGACGGGCCGTTGTCGTTCACGTCATGCAGATCCCGAGGCTCAAGCGTTCCGGCGAAGTCGGCCTGCACGACTATCGCGGGCTTAATATCCGCTTAGGTGAGCGTGCTGGGCTCGTCTACGAATACGACTGGGTGGTGCGAAAGAATCCGCAGGCCCAGGCGATTCGCACGCGAAGCCGTGAGCTCCAGTTCGCCGGCCTGGAAAGCGACAGGGCCAAGCAGCGTGGCTGCCTGCCCGACTACCTCATCAAGTTTCGGGCACCTGGCGAGAACAAGGTAGCAATCGACTCAGACGGCGACGTTTCGCGGAACGAGTGGATTGACTGGGCCGAATGCTGCTGGAGCGACATCCGCGAGACGAACACGCTGAACGTCAAAGAGGCCCGCAGCGAAGAGGACACGAAGCACATCTGCCCGCTTCAGCTAGACGTGATTGACCGGCTTGTGAGGCTGTACAGCAATCCCGGCGAGGTTGTCTTTTCACCATTCACCGGCATCGGCAGCGAAGGCTACGTTTCGCTCCAGCGTGGCCGCCGCTTCTACGGCTGCGAGCTCAAGCCCGAGTACCACGCCCAGGCGTTGAAGAATCTAGCCAAGGCTGAGCGGACGCACGCGGCCAACAGCCGCACGCTATTCGATGCGGAGGCTGTGGCATGAATCACTACGGCATCAAAGAAACACCGCTGCCGCTATTCGCGGATCGCGCCCCGAGCGTTAACGGCTCGGCCACCTCGGCCGCAGCTGCGGACTCGCTGGCACCGGCAACGCTGAACGCCATGCAGCGGCGCGTGTACGAGCTTCTATGCCGCAGGCCGAGCACTGACGAAGAGATTGCATGCGAGCTCAGCATGAACCCGTCAACGGTGCGGCCACGTCGTGGCGAGTTGGCACGACGAGGGCTGATCGTGGAGGCCGGCACCAGGCGGACAGTATCAGGGCGGATGGCGGTGATCTGGAAAAAATCCACTTGACGCATGTGGCACGGTAGCCACGGGTGAACGACACGAAGCAAGGAGGCAGGCATATGCCACAGGTTTTTGAAGACATCATCGTTGATGCAGAGTTTGCTGCACTCATTCCGCCGCTGTCAGCCGAAGAGCGCCAGCAGTTGGAAGAGAACATTGCCGAGCACGGCGGTGCTCGAGATCCGCTAGTGGTATGGGCCAGCAAGGGAACGCTTACGCTGCTGGACGGGCACAACCGCTACGAAATCTGCACGCGGCTGGAACTGCCGTTCGACATTCACGAGCTGCGGTTTAAAAGCAGAGACGAGGCCGAGGACTGGATCGACAAGAACCAGTTGGGCCGTCGCAATCTCGACGCTAGGCAGATGAGCCTGCTGCGAGGTCGGCGGTACAACCGGACGAAGAAGGCGAACGACGGGAGCCGTGGCAATCAGCACACAGAGGCAGCGGACAAAATGTCCACTGCCGAATCCCTGGCTGCCGAGCACGGCGTCAACGAGAAGACGATCCGCCGCGACGGCGAGTTCGCCGAGGCCGTTGAAGCTCTTGGTATCGAGCGTGAAATTGTCGCTGGCGAAATCGACGCCCCGAAGCACGAGATCGTGGCGGCCGCAAAGGCGCTGCCAGAACAGCCTACGCAGGAGCAAGTGGCCGACGCCGTTGAGGCCGTGAAGTCTCGCCCGCACGTTGCCAACAACAGCGGGGATAACGAGTGGTACACGCCCGAGGAATACATAGAAGCCGCTCGCCTGGTGCTCGGGAGCATAGACGTTGACCCAGCGTCGAATCCTGTAGCAAACGAAATCATCGGGGCCGCGACGTTTTACACGGCAGAAGACAGCGGGCTTGATAAGGATTGGCAGGGTACGGTTTGGATGAACCCGCCATATGAGTCTGGCCTTATTGGCCAGTTCGCTGAAAAGCTTTGCGACTCTTACGCGAGCGGCAATGTAACGAGCGCCGTTGTTCTGGTTAATAACGCCACTGAAACAAGATGGTTTCAGTCGATTGCAGAGCAGGCATCGGCAGCCTGCTTCCCAAAGGGCCGCGTGAAGTTTTGGCATCCGCGAAAAGTCGCCGTGCCACTTCAGGGCCAAGCAATCCTGTATCTCGGCCCAAATCCTGACGAGTTCGCTTGTGCGTTCTCGCAGTTTGGTTTCTGCATGGAGGTTTTTTCATGAACAGTTTTACGGCTGGCGGGATTCGCTGCCCCGAGGCATACGCGCAAGGCAAGATGCTGGACCACAGTTGGTGGTCTGGAAAAATGAGGGGCAAGATTACGCCCAGCGACATCGACATGCTGGTTGAGTCATACGGCTCTGCGTTGTTTTGCGAACTCAGTCGCGACCACGAGTTTTTGGAAGACCTCGCAACAGGCCAGCGGATTCTTCTTCAGACGCTGGCGAGGCTCAACGGCACTCATTGCGTTGCGTTACTGCGTCACGGACTTTTCTCAATGTCCAAGCCAATCGACACGGCTAACGACATTATCTCCGCGACCATCTACTTCGACGCAGGGACTAAGAAAGTCGGTCTTGACGGGGAAGGATGGCGCGAGTTCGCGGTGGCGTGGACGTTTAACGCAAAGCAGGCGATTGACAGCGTACTTCGTCCGAAGGTTGCTGGGTGAAAGGAGGCCACGCATGGCCGGTGAATGGATTCCCATCGACTGCAACCTCGCCACGAAGCCCGAAGTGCTCGAGCTCGTGGACGAGACTGGCGAGCCGCAGGACGCGGTGATTGGCCGCGTGGTGCAACTGTGGCTTTGGGCCGCAATGAACTCTGAGGACGGCACCGCCCGCATGACAGTGCGGCGTCTGGCCCGGCTGATTGGTGGCAGTGACACGTTCTGGGCGGGCGTCCAGCGTGTCGGCTGGCTTGAGGTGGACGAGGCTACGGGGACTGTGGCGATCCCAGGATGGGAGCGTCGGTTCTCTTCTTCGGCCAAGGCTCGGGTGCAGGCTGCCGTCCGTCATGCCAAGGACAGGGAGGTGCGGCGCTCATGCGCCCAGGGTGAGGGCGCTGATGCGTCGGACCCTGGGCGCTCGTGCGCCCCAGAATTAAGAGGAGAAGAGAAGAGAAATTCATCCTCCTCCACGCGAGTGACTTGGCAGGAAATCCTAAAAGCATGGGAAGCCAGCGGGCTGAAGCCATGGAAGCTGGAACGCCCGCCAAAGCAGAACGCCCACCTGGCGGACGATCCCGACTGGTGCCGCGATGCCATGGCTGCCATTGAGCGGCTGCCCAAGTGCCGGTTTTTCAAGACGCCGGCCACGATGCTGCAGCTGTTCTCGCCCGGCTTCGTTGACAAGGTGCTGGCGGGCTCGTTTGACGATGCGCCCGGCAAGCAGTCTGGCCGTGACTTCGCGGACGCACCTGCACCGCCACGAGCATTCACCGGCGACGTAGCCGAAGCGTTTGACCGTACCCGTAGAAAACTTGCAGCCGCCAAGGAGGGCACATGACCCCAGCAACCATCAAACCTTTGACGCAGCGCCAGCAGTCCGTGCTCGACTGGATCGTCGGATTTATCAACGTCCACGACTACGGGCCGACCGTGCGTGAGATTTGCTTTGCCTTCAACTTCAAGAATCCCAACGCCGCTTCGGTTCACCTGAACCAGTTGCGGAAAAAGGGCAGGATCACTTGGGAAGACGGCAAGGCTCGCACGATTCGCATCGTCAAGGAGGCCGCATGAACACGCTAAAGGCACTACGCCGCCTGTATCGCTACCACAGCAAGGCCGCTGAGAGTTGCGAGAACTGGGCCATGCACGACGAGATCATGCAGCACGCCAGTTGGATTCTCGACGCCGTGAAGCTCATTGAGAAGCAGCAGGCTGAGAACCAGCAGCTGCGTGAGCGGCTCGTGCGGCAGGCGATGTATTTCGAGCAGATCGAGGCGCAAGAGCAGCCAAAGACTTGGCCGCTGCTTGAGGACAACGGAGAAGGGCTATGAGCATCTCCGACGTTGTGTGGATTGCGATTGGTGAGTTCTTGCTTGCGGCGACGTTCGCCTTGGGCATTTTGGTTGGTGCATCTTTGAAGCCACGAAAGGAATCACATGGCTACTGCAACGAAAGAACGGAAGAGCACGGGAATCACGCTGGACACTGCAACGCTGAGGGCCGCACTTGCGGACGTGATGCGTGCCGTGCCGTCGAAGAGCGCCAAGCCGGTGCTGCAAAACGTCAGGCTTGGTGACGGGCTGCTCAGCGGCACGGACCTCGAAGTGCGGATCGACCGGGAGATCGACTACCACGGCGAGCCTATGCTGCTGCCGGCTCATCGTCTGTCTGCGATTCTGCGGGCCGCGACCGGCGACGAGGTGGTGCTGAAGCCAAGCGGCAGCAGCATCGTCGTGAAGTGCGGTGCTGGCTCGTGGACGCTGCCGACTGAGGACGTTGCTGAGTACCCGACGTGGGAGGCAGGCGAGCTCAAGGCCGTCTGCCGTCTGCCGGCGGATCAGTTCAGCCGGGCCGCGAAGGCGACCATCTACGCGACGGACAACGAGAGCAGCCGCTATGCACTGGGTGGCGTGCTCATCGACGTGAAGGACGGCAACCCTACCTGGGTTGCGACTGACGGCCGCCGGCTCGCGTGCGTCGAAACCGAGACGGACCAGGCGGTGGACGATTCGCAGACGATCATTCCTGGCAGGCTCATGGCTGCCGTGGCCAGCATGGCCAGCGGTGACGGCTCGGTGCAAATCGAAGCCAACGCCAAGGAAGTTCGGTTCAGCCTTGACGGCTGCACCGTCACGGGCCGGCTTGTGGAAGGCAAGTTCCCACGCTGGCGTGACGTTGTCGGTGAGCCCGAAGGCGAGGCCACGGTGATCGACGTGGTGGAGCTGCTCCAGGCGGTGCAGTCCGCTGCCATCGTCACCAGTGAGCAGTCCAAGGGCATCACGCTGGCGTGGACGGCAAACACGCTGCACCTGGCTGGCCGCTCGAGCGAGTACGGCGAAAGCGCCGTGATCTGCCCGACGATTGCGGCTGGCTCGACGGCACCGACGAAGCTGGACCCGAAGTATCTGGCTCAGTTCTTGGCTCATCTGCCGCAGGACGAAGAGCCGCACGTTGACGTGTACGTCAAAGACGCTCAGAGTCGCGTGCTGCTTCGCTGTGGCCCGTACACGGGCGTCATCATGCCGCTGGCGGAGGACGCATGAGGACGAGGACGTACGACTACGAGCACGTACACCGCCTGTACGCCTACGGCGTCACCGTGGACGAGATTGCCGAGCGTATTGGCTCGGCTCGTTCCACGGTGTGGCGGATCTTGAACGGCCACAAGGTGGCAAGCGGCACGCACGCAAAGCGAGTGGACCGCGAGCAGCTGCTTGCGTTGTGGCAGCAGGGGCTGACGCTGACAGAAATCGGGATACAGCTTGGTTGCTCGGCGTCCACCGTCACCATGCTGGTGAAGCAGCACAATCTGCCGCCGCGCGAGCCTATACGCAAGATGCCGCTAGACGATCCGACGCCAGAGGAGATTGCCGAGCGGGCCAGAGAGTGCCGAGAGCGGCACTTTGCTGAGCGGCGGAAAGAGCCTGCGTGCAGCACGCACAGCAAGGTGAGCAAGTGGCGGAATGGGATTTGCCAGCCAAGGGGATTGGCATGAGCAACGACATCGTTGAGCGGCTTCGCTCTCTGCGGCATATCCATCTGCCGCAGTTATCCGACGAGGCTGCTGCGGAGATTGAGCGGCTTCGCTTCGCTCTCGCGGCGTATACCTCCGGTATATCAACGGGCGTTGATTCAAAGCCAACGCTCTCCGACGCTGAGCGTTCTGCGATTGCCGATGCAGCCGACCGTTACGCCGAGATTACGCCAGAGTCAGCAGAGACTGCCGCCACGCTCCGCGGACTCATATCCCGAACGGGACAAAACTTGCGACAAACTCGCGACAAGGCGGCGGAATGCCACTCGCAGAACGCAAAAACTCCCGAACGGGAACGCCTCACCGCAGCGGAGCGGGAGGCGATTGCGTATTTCGCGGCGTTCCACCGATCACCGCGAGAGGCAGATGCTAACGCAGCCGCCACGCTGCGCGGCCTGCTGGAGCGGTTGAAGTAGGCCACATAACCAGTGTTTATGCGGAACCTCATAACACCCCGCCGGCAGTCCGAATCCGCCTTGCACGGCCGCGAGACGCGTAAGAGTGCTGCATAGTACGACTGTCGCCGCCAGCGACATGAGCCCCGAACGTGTCTCAAAAGCGACGAAGAAAGAACACGTTCGCATATGACTCGGGCACCCCGTAACGCTTGACACGCTTGGCATTCTCCTGGCTGTGGATCGTTTCCCAGTCACAGGAGGACTGCTATGCGTTTCTTGATTGCTATGCTCGTTTGTTTGTTCGTGGCCTGCGCCGTCTCGGCTCGCGCCGATACCACCGTGGTGGCTCGTCGTGGCTCTGTGATCAGCGCCCAGGATCACGCCGTCGTTATTGCTCGCCGTGGCTCGCTGGTTCACAGCAGCTGCGGCCAGTGCGAGGGCATCGGCACCGGCTCGACGCCTGAGGCCGCTAGGCGCAACTGCTGCTTCTTCGGGCAGCGTGTCATTGTCGAAGAAGGCGTTGCCTACTCGCCCGTGGCCCGTCGCTGGTTCGCCGTCATCCGCTATCGGTGAGCCTTGGCCGTCACGTTCACCGTACCAGGGCAGCCCGTCCCGCAACCGAGGCCGCGTGTCTCGACTGCGGGCGGGTTCGCCCGTGCGTACGTGCCAGGAAAGCACCCAGTGCATGCGTACCGCGAGGCTATCGCCGCAGCTGCTCGAGGTGCTGGGCTCACGACAACCGGCGAGGTGCTTAACGTGGTGATTGATGCCGTCTTTGAGCGGCCGAAGTCGCACCTGCGTAAATCTGGCGTGAAACTTGACGCACCGAAGTTGCCCAGGCCCGACGTGGACAACCTAGCCAAGGCCGTGCTCGACGCATTGCAGGACGTGATGGGCGATGACTCGCTGGTGGGCCGCCTGGTGGTGGAGAAGAGCTACGGCACGGAGGCACGGACTACCGTGCGAATCTCGTGAGCACAGTGGCCGTCGTTATTCCGACGTGGAACATGGCCAGCACGCTCGGCCGTGCTCTTGGTTCAGCATGCGTTGGCGGTGCTGACGAGATTGTCGTTGTGGACGATGCCAGCACGGATGCCACGTACAGCGTCGTTCAGCAATGGCAGAAGAGCCATCCGCATGTTCAGTACGTGCGGCACCCAGAGAAGTCCAAGGACCACAACGCGGCACAGCGCGACGTTTGGCTATCGCTAACCAGCAATCACGTTATTGGGCTGGCCGCCGATGACTGGCTCTACCCTGCTGCGGTTGAGGCGGTTCGCCGCAATGCTCATGCCCCAGTTGTTTTCACTGACGCAGACGCCTTTGACGAGTTTGGACGGTTTACCCACTGGCACATGAGCGAGTTCTACGGCTACAGATCCGCCGATGAGGTGCGTGCTCGCGTGCGTGGGCCGTCGAATCTGATCGAGAGCGGCATTGGCTCGTCACTACGCCGCGATATGGTGCATTGGCTGTGGCGGATGAGTTGGGAGTCGCTTGGCCCGCTGATGGACAGCGTGGGTTATGGCACCGTGGCGTGTCTCTTTGGGGCTGCGTACGTTCATGCCAAGGGTGCTGGGCTCACCGTGCGAGAGCGAAGCTACGGACGCAATCCCGATTGGACAGATGACGATTACCGCACCATGGGAATGCACGCCGTGGCGTGGATGGAATACGCGGGGCTGGACCGCGAGACGATTAAGGGCATGGCCCGCAAGCGTTGCTATGTGGAGGTCGCATGATTATCCCCGCACGACTCTGGCAGCCTGACGAGCCGTTTACCGATAGCTACCTACAGCGTGCAGAGGAAGGCTTAGCCCGCCTGCGAAACAGCAAGGTGGCTTTCGTTGGGCTGGCACGCAACTGTGCCGTGCGACTCGCTCAGAACCTTGGCCTGCTTGAGAAGTTGCAGGATCTTTGCGGCTCGTGGTCGCTGCACATAGAGAGCAACGACTGCGAAGACGCGACGCTAGACGTGCTGCACAATTACTGCCGAGAGAAGCCGCAGGCGACGTTTCATTACCAGATTCTTGGCCGTGAGCAGCACGGTGCCGAGTTCGCCGGCCGACGCACCATCGCCCTGGCGGAATACCGAGACTCATGCCAGCGATGGGTACGGGCGTGCTCACCGGATGCCGACTACGTTTGCGTCATTGACTGGGACGCTTGGGGCGGCTGGAACCACCAAGGCTTGCTGAGCGGGCTCGGCTGGCTCGTTGAGTTGCCCGGTGCGTACGGCATGGCAAGCGTCAGCCTGTTTCAGTACGACTTCGGCAACGGGCCGCAGTGGCACCACTACGACCTTTGGGCCTTGCGTGGCGTAGGCCAGGCCGACTGCGACTACGACACGTACCAAAATGGGTACGGCGGATTCGGCTACACATGGCTGCCGCCTGTTGGCTCGCCGCCTGTGCTTGTCTCATCGGCGTTCGGCGGCATGGCCATCTATCGCACGGAAGCGTTTCTGAAAGGCACATACGACGGCACCGCAGACTGCGAGCATGTGCCGTTCCATCGCAGCATCGCTCGAGCAACTGGGCAGCACTTGTACCTCTGCCCTGCCATGCGAACCATCATGAGCTGGCTGCCTGAGCCATGCCACGCGGAATAACCGCCACCATCAGCGTCACGGCGTTTCGTGCCGATTGGGTACTGAACCTACCCATCGCCGCACTCTGTGAGCGTTGGACGATTTCCAAGGACCAAGTCATCCGCCTGCGTGACGTGTGGGAACTGCCCCTGCGAAACGACAGGCGGCTACGGTTTAAGCCGGTTCGCCAGCGAGATCCGACGCCGCGAGAGATCAAGGCCGCCTGCGTACGCATACAAGCGACGTGGAGCCAGGACACCGAATACGACCGGCGAGTCACGAAGCCGCAGCCGTTCATTCTCAAGCGGATTGAACTTGATGACGAGGCCCGTGAGCAGATCGAAAACGCCTTTGAACCTGAGTAGGAAACTGCAAGGAGCGTGGCCTGCACCTGCAAAATCGGTGCAGGAGACACCATATGCCGTCATACGAAGCGACGCCGGCCGAGCTCGAGCAGTACGGTGCAGGGCTCAATATCTGGCAGCAGATTGCCCTTCTGCAGGCGTGGTCGCCGCTCATCGGATACGGCCAGCGGCTCGTCAATGAGTCGGACCCGTACAAAAAGTCCATCATCGTGGCCGAGGCCGCCGAATGGCTGGCGTCCAAGACTGACGCCAAGGCTGACGATCAGCTCGTCAGGCTTCTGGGTGACATCATCCGCACGCCGCAAGGTGAGTCGCTCGTGCGTTGGGCGCTGCTCCAGGTGGAGGCCGCCAGGTGAGTGATGAAAGCGTCATACGCATCGCAGCCGTGGTGGCGGCGTTTGCTCTCTTGGCCGCCCCGTATTGGGACAAGCTCGCCGGCTGGGTCACTAAGGCCTCCGAAGCCGCCTACGCCGAGCGTGCCACCATCGGCCGGATCGCCGCCGCCCTGCTCTTGATTGCGGCGGCATGGGGCAAGCTGCCCGTGCCGAAGCTGCCGGCCGCTCCAACCGTAACCGTGGACGTGGAGACGCCGAGCGTGGAGATGCAGCAGCTGGTGAAGCCCGTGGCCGACGCTCTGAAGTCGCTACCAATGGGCGACCGGATGCTATGGGCTCAGACGTGGAACAAGGCCGCCACCGTCGTGGCCGGCGACGCCGTGACTACCGAAGTCGTGTTCACTGATACCCGCTCGCTGCGGATGTTCACAACGCTGGCCATAGAGATCGCGTGGCGTCGCATTGGTCAGCACGCGCCGGGCTCTGTGGCAGGGCTCAGGGAGGCCGTGGAGGCCGCCTACGGGCAAGCCGTTGGCACTGACGTGGTTTCGGTCACGGCAGACATGAGAAGCCGTTACGCAGCGTTTGCTAAGGCCGTGGCGTGGGCCGGCTTAAACGGGGGCTGAGCCATGACCGAGCACGGCATGGGCTATGTGCCCGACCCAGAAGGCTCTGAGGCGTTCGTGGCCACGCTGCCACACCCAACGCTCGCGTCAGCCGGGCCTGATCTCAAGGCCGCTGATCAAGACGTGATGCTGTACCCGGCCCTGCTTCAGTGCATGCCGTCGTGGCGTCGAGGCTCTCAGGGCAGCGTGGGCTCGTGCGTTGGCTGGGGCGCGAGCCTGGCCGTGGACGTGCTTGCAGCCTGCGACATCCATTGGCGAAAAGAGCCGGAAGCGTGGAACGGCCGCACGATCGAGGCGAGCCTGTACGGGTATAGCCGCGTGGAAAGCCGTGGCCTCAAGGTCAACACGGGCGGCGACGGCAGCACAGGCTTCCACGCAGCCAAGAGCATCCGCGACTACGGTGCCCTGCACTACGGCGTGGACTACGGCGGGACTGTGATTGAGAAGCACAGCAGCCAGCGGGAACGCGACTGGGGCCGCAATGGCGTGCCTGACGTGCTTGAGCGGTTTGCCAAAGAGCGTCGCTGCAGCGAGACAACCCTAGCCACCACGTTTGAAGAGGCCGCAGCAGCGATCAGCAACGGCTACCCGGTCGTGCCGTGCAGCGGCCAGGGCTTCAGCATGAGCCGCGACGCTGACGGCTTCTGCAAGCCGGGTGGCGTCTGGTGGCACTGCATGTGCTTTATCGGCGTGCGGTTTGGCAAGCGTCCTGGCCTGCTCTGTGCCAACTCGTGGGGCGACTCCAACACGGTTGGAAAGCACTTCCCCGAGACGATGCCGGATGCCGTCCGCAAGTGCTCATTCTGGGTCGATGCCAACGTTGCCACGAAAATGCTGAGCGGTCGTGATTCCTACGTCTACGCCGGGTACAGCGGCTTCAAGCCAACGTCGATGCCTGACAACTGGCTGCGAGGTGTGCTGTGAGGTTTCTGCTCTGCCTGCTCGTTGTTGTCATTGGGTGCGTGGCCACCCTGCCTGACGATCACGGCGTATCGGCTGACATGGCTTGCGAGACTGCCCGCATGGTGACGCAGTTGCGGCAAGAGATTGCACCGACGCCAGCCACCGACAAGTGCGAGAACTGCGACGGCACCGGGAAGATTGGTGACGGCCGTATCGTGCTGCCTTGCCCTGTCTGCAAAGGAACGGGGAAGAAATGACGCTGCCTGATCTTGAGTCGCACGTGTGGGATCGCCTGCCAACGGTTCAGCGTATGGCCGGGCGACGCCTCGCCAATCGCATCGTCAGGCGTGCCGTCTCTGGCTGGCCTGTGCCGGTGCTCGAGCAGTGCGACGAGGGCGAGACGGCCGTAGTGGCCAAGTACTACACGCGGACTGTAGAGCGTTCCGTGCGTGCGGATATGCAGATGGGCTTTCTCACGCTGCTGATCTTCTCAGCCCTAGTGCAGGAGATCGTCAAGATCCTTGTGCGGTGGTGGATGGAGACAGGCGAGAACCGCAGCCACATGCGTCTACTTGTCAGGGAGGCACGAGCCAATGACTGAGGCCGCCAGGGACACGCTATACGGCATCATTGAGCGGTGGGGTTTTCCCACTTTGGTCGCAATTGCTTGCGGTTGGGTGCTCCGCGCCGATGTTTTGCTGCCCCTCGTTGAGGAGCATCGTGCGTTCGTGAAGTCACTCAGCGAGACGCAGCGCGAGATCAGTAGGGCCGTGAGCGAGCAGACACGTTTGCTGTACGCACTTCAGCCGCAAGCCCGCGAGACGCAGGAGAACTAAGCCATGCCAATGAGTCCACGACTGCTGAGGCCGCGAGCCACGGGCTTCAATCCTAAGAGCATCAACGGCTTGGCCGCTTGGTATGACGCAAGCGTGGCTTCTAGCATCACGCTCAACGGTAGCACCGTCTCGCAGTGGAGCGATCTGAGCGGTAACGGGCGGCACCTGATCCAAGGATCAGCGTCACTGCAGCCGACGTACAACGCCACGGGACTCAACGGAAAGGGCACGCTCAGCACGACTGGCACGCAGTGGATGCAGGCCAGTGCGTTTGCTGCGTCGACATCTGGCGATTACACAGCGTTTGCCGTGCTGAAGTTTGACAGCCTGACTGGCCAGCCATACGCATGGCAGCGAGGCATTGTGAACGGTGCCCATAGCCTGCTTGTGCCATCCGCCAACACATGGGCAGCACGGCGAGCGGCAGGAAATCAAGGGACTATTTCAAGGACGATCACGCAAAGCCAGTTCTACATCGTCACGACTGTCTTCAAGTCAGCCCTGTCTCGCATCTTTGTCGGCAGTTCTGTAGGCACTGACAACACATCGTCAGTCACGGCACCAACGGGAAACCACGTGCTGACGATGTTTGCGTTGGACAGCAGCACGCGGTCAGGACATCCAGGCTTTGCAGAGTTCCTCTACTACCACGCCGAGCTCGATGCCACGCAGCAGGCGACCGTCCGCTCCGATCTCAACAAAAAGTGGGGCGTGTCTCTATGACTAGGTATTTCCGCAGCACTGACGAGGTATTGTCGCAGGTCAACGTTCAGCTGGACGCAGCCTATGGCTACCCAAACGCTGAAACCAAGACGAATACTACGCTGCCACCACCAGAAGGCTGCCCGCACGATGCAGAAGGCCGCGTGTATTTAGCCGTCGCAGATGACTACTGCGAGTACGTTCTGCCGTCGCAGATGCTGCCGCAACTGATCGACGCGGGCGTTGTTGAGGAGATCACAGAGCCCGAGTATCAGGCGGTGATCCCGCCCGTCTAACTGCAAGAGAATCGCTAGAGCCCATAACCTAAACCGCACAGGAGAACCCCATGGCCGACAACATTCTGAGCCGCAAGGCACGCGATCTCGACATCACGCTCACCACGGCCACGGCATCCGCCACCACGCTGGACATGCGTGACGTGGCTGGTGCTGTCGTGTCGTTTGGCACCATGAGCACGAACGCCAGCACGCTCCAGATGTGGGTAGGCACCGCCCCTACTGGTACGTTCCGCCGTCTCTACAAGAGCGACGGCAGCGTGGCTGATCTCGCCCTGGCTGCCTCGAGCACGGATGGGCGAGCCTATGCCCTGCCCGATGAAGTCTTTGGCACCGAGTACCTCAAGATCGTCTCGGCCACCACGAACAGCACCGGCACGGCAGGCGTCGTGATGTTCAAGAGCTGATGCCAACCAAGATCCCCAGCCATAGGCCGCTGCGTACCGGGCCACGCTCACGCGAGGCTAGACCTCACGCGGCAGCCCGTGGCTATTGCTCAGCCGCTCACAAGGCGTGGAGGCAAGCGGTACTGGACCGATGCCACTGGCAATGCGTTGACTGCGGCCGCGTGGCCTATGGGCGAGAGATGCACGCAGACCACGTCCAGCCTGTGAGCGTGGCACCTGAGCGACGGTATGACGTGACCAACGGTGCGGCACGGTGCGTGTCGTGCCACTGCCGAAAGACGAACGACGAGCGGCGCGGCGGGGAGGGTGGGTCGGATCGCTACGGGGCCGTCTGAGGAAAACCCGATGTTCCTGCAGGTGTAGGCAGGGCCGAAATTGGGAGTTTAGAAATGGGCAAGGGCCGCAAGCCGACGCCTAAACCTTTACTTAAGCTTCGCGGCGCTCGCGTTAGGGGGCCGCACAAGTCTGGCATCGACGCTGAACCGGGACTGCCGCCGTCACCGCATTGGCTGTCGGATCTGGCCCGCGAGGAGTGGCAGCGAATCCTTCCCATGCTTGAGGCGTCCAAAGTCATGAGCCCAAGGCATCAGCAGACGCTGGCGGCCTACTGCGACTCGCTCGCTGACATGATCGAAGCTGACCGTGAACTCAAGGCCAACGGGGCCACGTTCATGGACGACAAGGGTAGGGTAAGCAATCACCCTGCGTGGAATCGAAAGCGGGACGCTCGCAATCAGATGCTCAAGTTCGCGTCTGAGTTTGGCCTAACGGCGTCTGCCCTGGCCCGAGTCTCGGCGGTAGAGAATGGCCCGCAAGAAGACGACGAAGACGCCCGCATGTTCGCTTGAGCACCCGTGCGAAACTTGCTCATCGTGCTTGGCGGTGCGGTTCTTCCACAAGCACCTGACGCACGCCAAGGGCGAGCTCGGCGGCAAGCCGTTCACGCTTGAGCCGTGGCAGCAGGACTACGTGCGAAAGCTCTTCGCCACTGAGGGCGGCGCTCGCAAAGTACGCACCAGCCTGCTGGCGATTCCGCGCAAGAATGGCAAGAGCAGCCTATGTGCGGGAATCGCACTCAAGCTGCTGATGGAGAACGAGCCCGGCTGTGAAGTCTATTCGTGTGCGGCCTCGCGGGATCAGGCTCGGCTCGTCTTCGATATGGCCCGCGTCTACGTCGAGCAGTCGCCCGTGCTTCGGCAGCATCTCAAGGTGTACCGCAACGCGATCGTGCGAGAGGCAACGCACGGAACGTACAAGGCGTTAAGCGCGGAGGCCGGTATTCAACATGGGCTCTCGGCTCACGGCGTCATCTTTGACGAGCTCCACGTTTCCAACCGGGAAATGTGGGAGGTGATGCTTAGCAGCCAGGGTGCTCGGCGGCAGCCGCTGACGGTGGCGCTCACCACGGCAGGCTTTGACCGCAAAAGCGTCTGCTGGGAAATCTGGAAATACGCTGAGGCCGTTGCCGCCGGCACGGTGAAAGACAAGACGTTTCTGCCGGCCATCTACGCGGCACCGATTGAAGCCGATTGGAAATCGGAAAAGACGTGGGAGCAGGCCAACCCCAATCTCGGCGTTTCCGTGCGTATGGATTTCCTGCGGAGCGAATGCGCTCGTGCCGTGGAAATGCCCACGTATGAAAACACTTTCCGCCAGCTGTACTTGAACCAATGGACGGAACAGTCAACTAGGTGGCTGCGGATGGATCACTGGCTGCAAGGCGACAAGCCATGCCCTGTGGATCTCGCGGGGCGCGAGTGCTGGGGCGGGCTCGACCTAGCCACGACGTTTGACACCACGGCCCTGGTGCTGCTCTTCCCGCTAGACGATGGCACGTTTTGGGTGCAGCCGCATTTTTGGATACCAAGCGAAAACGCCCACCAGCGCGAGCGACGCGACAAGGTGCCGTATCTGACGTGGCAGCGGCAGGGCCACTTGAGCATGACTGATGGCAACGTCACCGACTTTGATCAGGTGCGTGCTGACATCAACGCCATTGCCAGCAAGTACCGCGTGCGTGCCATCGGATTGGACCCGTGGAACTCGGCGCAACTGGGACAGCAACTGCAAGGCGACGGGTTGCCCATGCGAGACTTTCGGCAGGGCTACGGCTCGCTCTCGGCTCCAAGCAAGCAGCTGGAGAACTGGGTTGTGGCCGGCAAGCTGCTGCACGGAGCACACCCCGTGCTCGGCTGGCAGGCTTCCAACGTCGCCATTCAGCAGGACAGCGCGGCAGGCAACATCAAACCGAGCAAGGCGAAGAGCACAGAACGCATCGACGGCATCGTCAGCCTGGTGATGGCCATCGGCCTATGGCAGGCGGAAACAGCACCGAAGCCGGAACAGTCTTGGGACATCATGACGCTATGAGCGAAACCGCCAGCCAAGACTTCCGCATGATTGACCTTCGCGGTATCGACTGGCCAGACGTGAGCAGCAGCCGCACGCCGTCTGGCATTCGCGTGACGGCTGACAACTCCATGGCGTGCTCGGCCTACACGGCGTGCATTCGCGTCATCTCGGATGCCGTCTCATCGCTTCCGCTGCATGTGTTTGAGCGGCTGGCCAACGGCGGCAAGGCCAAGGCCACGAGCCACCCGATATATCGGCTGTTGCACATGCAGCCCAATCCGTGGCAGACGGCCCAAGAGTTCCGCGACTGGATGACTGGGATGTACCTGCATTTTGGCGCGTCTTACGCCGAGATTCGCCCAGGTGCTCGTGGTGCAGTCTCTGAGTTGTGGCCGCTGCACTCCAGCCGGATGACGCCCGAGCGGCTTGAGAACGGCAGCGTGCGGTACAAGTACCGCGAGCCAAACGGGCGCGAGACGATCTACAGCCAGGAGCAGATTTTCTGCTTGCGGTTCACGACTGAAGACGGCGTCACGCCGATCCCTACGTACCGCATTTTTCAGAACGCCATCGGGCTGGCTCAAGCGTTGGAGACTCACGGCTCAACATATTTCGGCAACGGTGCCCGGCCCGGCATCGTGCTGGAGTCTGACAACCCAATCCCGGCAGAAGCGGCCGAGCGTCTGCGTGAGCAGTGGGAGCGGATGCACCGCGGCAGCGACCGTGCGTTTCGTACCGCCGTGCTGCCTAACGGCGTGAAGGCTCACGAGCTCAGCGGCAGCAACGAGGCCGCCCAGTTCCTTGAGACTCGCCAATATCAGGTGATTGAGATTTGCCGGGCGTTCCGCGTGCCGCCGCACATGGTGCAGGATCTCACCCGCAGCACCTACAGCAACATTGAAGTGCAGGGCACAGAGTTTGTGCAGCACTGCCTTCTCCCGCATCTCAAGCGGTGGGAAGCGGCGATTGCCCGCGATCTGATTGTGGATGACGAGCGGTATTTCGCCGAGCACTCAGTGAGCGGAATGCTCCGAGGCGACCACGCGAGCCGCTCGGCGTTCTATGCGTCAGCCCTGGCCAATGGCTACATGACGATTAACGAAGTGAGAGAGTTAGAGAACCTGAACCCAATCGGGCCAGAAGGCGACAAGCACTTCATTCAGCAGAACATGACAACGCTGGACAAGGTTGGCCAAGAGCCGCCTGCACCAGAGTCGATTCCCGAGCAGCCAGCCGTGGAAGACGAGACAAGCCCAGAAGATGACGCCGAAGACCAGGCCGAGCAGGAGGACACACCCGATGGAACTTGAGCGCCGCTGCCTTGCGTTTGACGAGTGCCCAGAAGCCGAGCTCACGATTGAGACTCGTGCCAACGGCACGCAGGTGCTGACGGGCTATGCCGCCGTCTACAACCGCTTCAGCCTTCCGCTGCGTGAAGGTGGCTCGCAGTTCCGCGAGATCATTCTGCCCGGTGCATTCGATAAAGTGCTCAATCGCCAGCGTGGCAAGAGCGACGTTGTGGCGTTGCTGAATCACAACCCAGACCTGATTCTCGGCCGCTCAGCCAGCGGCACGCTGGAGCTCACCAGCGATGACAAGGGGCTGCGGTATACCGTCGTTCCGCCGGATACGCAGGTGGGCCGCGACACCCTTGAGCTGGTTCGTCGCCGCGACCTCAAGGGCAGCAGTTTCGCGTTCGGCCTTGAGCCCGGCAAGGGCGACAGGTGGACGAGCGACGAGCAAGGTGCGGTAAGAGAAGTGCGGGAAGTCAGTTCGCTCGTAGACGTTTCCGTGGTTCTGACGCCTGCCTATCCGGCAAGCAGCGTCACTGTTGCACAGCGTTCGTACGAAGCGTGGCTTGCATCGCAGGCCACCGAAGAGCCGGCAGCCCAGGCGGTTCACTCGCGTTCGGCTCTGCGGGGCGTCGCTGCCGCCTGGTCTGCCCTTCTCAGGCTTCGCAGTGGCTGAACCACGTTGCACATGCGGTGAGCGTCTCCGCACTCGCAGCAGTCGCCCTTGCGGTGACGAGCGGCAGCGGTATCTGCGTTGCCCACGATGCGGGCAGCGTGCCGTGGCGTTTGTGAAAACAACACTTTCACAGATTCGCTTCTGCAAGGCTCCAAGGCCGTAGTGGCACAGTGGACTCTATCGGCAATACCGCCGGCGGAGAACACATACGTGGACAACCTCAAGAAGCTTCAGGACGAGGCCGTTACCCTCGCCAACCGGATCGACGCCGTGCGTGCCATTGAGAGCACCGACGCTGACAAGATTGCCGAGCGTGACCTGGAGCTCGAGACGCTGAACGCCGACGCGGCGAAGCTCGCCAAGAAGATTGACTTCGAGAAGTCGGTTGCCGACGCTTCCAAGAATCTCCGCAGCGTGGTTGATCGCTGCACGCCGGCTCCCGAAGTGCGGGCCGACGAGCCGAAGGTGCGGATTTCGGCGGTGCCGTACGCGGGCAAGCTGCGTGCGTTCAAGAGCGAGGAGGACGCCTACAAGACCGGAATGTGGTTCAAGGCGAAGGGCGGCGACACCGACGCCAAGCGGTGGTGCCATGACCACGGTGTCGAGAGCCGCGCCCAGGGTTCGACCGGCTCTACGACCGGCTCGGCTTTCGTGCCTGACGTGCTTGAGGCCACCGTGCTTCGGCTCGTCAATGACTACTCGGCGTTTGCCGCCAACGCGATGAACGTGAACATGGCTTCCGACTACGTGCTCTTCCCGAAGCGCACGGCCGGTGCCACTGCCTACTGGATCTCGGAGAACACCGCCATCACGGCGAGCGATCCGACCAGCACCCAGGTCAGCCTGACTGCGAAGAAGGTGACTGGAGCGGTGACGATTGCGAATGAGCTCCTTCGGGACTCCATCGTGAGCATTGCCGATTGGCTTGCTGCCGAGCTCTCGCTGACGCTGTCCACCGCCATTGAAACGGCGGCGTGGAACGGCAACCCGAGCAATGCACCGGCTGTGGCCGGCATCGCCACGGGCTACACGGGCGGGCTCTACGCTTCGTCTGGTGCCACCTACGCGGCGTCGCTCGTGACGGCTGCCGGTGACACTCCCGACGAGGTGACCAAGGCCAACCTGCTGAAGATGATGGCCACCCTGCCTCAGCATTCGCAGGCGGGTGCCAAGTGGTTCGTGTCGCCCTTCTTCTTTGCGACCTGCATGCAGAACCTCGACCTCGCCCAGGGCGGTTCGGTGGGCCTGTCGCAGGGCATGGGGCTGACGTTCCTTGGCAAGCCCGTGGTGCTCACCGACCAGCTGCCGGCTGGCTCGGACAGCACGGGCGTGGTTATGGCTCTCTACGGTGATCTGATGAACTCGTCAATCTACGGCGTCCGCCAGGGCATCGAGATTGCGTCAAGCGATCAGGTCAACTTCCTCAGCGACCAGAGCGTGATTCGTGCGGTGGCCCGCGTTGCCATCTCGCACCACACGCTCGGCAGCGACACCGTCGCCGGCCCGGTCATCGGCCTGGTTGGTGCGTGAGCCTGACGGCTTGACGAGTGTGCAATCTTGAGCGGGCGGCTTCCACGACGGGGCCGCCCGCTCTCTTTCTTTGAGGCACCATGCTAGTCAAAGTCGGTGGCACCGAAGTTGACATCAGAGTCGAGGCCGTGCTGAGCATGCCTAGGCTCTCGTTTACGGCCAATCACTTCGCATGGGCTCAGGCACTCATGCCGCTCGGCATTCGCCCTACGATGGGCACTGGTGCGTTCTGGGACCAAGTCAATACAAGAGTGATGGAGCAGTTCATCGACTCGTGCGAGTACCTGCTGACGATTGACTACGACACGTTCTTCACCCGGCAGGACGTTGAGCAACTCTTCGCCATGGCGATGACGTTTCAGTGCGACGCGATCACTGGATTGCAGACGAAACGTGAAGACGGCCGCCCGATGCTGACGCTCAAGGGCACGCTTGACGCACCGCCAGAGGAAGGCCACACGCAACTGCCTGCGTCGTGGTTTGCTGAGCCGGTGCAAGAAGTCGATACCGCCCACTTCGGGCTCACCGTTATCAGCACCGCCGCACTCAAGCGAACCAAGAAGCCTTGGTTCTGGAGCAAGCCAGACCCAGAGGGCTCGTGGAACGACGGCCGCACAGATCCCGACATCTGGTGGTGGCGCAACTGGCGAGACTCTGGCAACCGAGTCTTTGTCTCGCCCCGCGTCGTGCTGGGCCACGGCGAGTACGTCGTGACGTGGCCGGGCAAGAACCTAGCCGCCCCTGTTTTCCAGTGGACTACCGAGTTCACGAACACAAACAAGCCGCCGGAATCTGCATGGAGTGTGGGCTAATGGTGAAACTTAGATTCAGCCGAGCGTGGCGCGGTTACGCCAAGGGCCAGACGGCAGACGTTCCAGGCGGGCTGGCACAGCAGCTGCTCGCCCAGCGTGTCGCAGTTGAAGACCATCAAGGCACGCTACTCGAGACGGCGGCTCTAGAGACGCCAGTAGAGACAACAGACGCCACACCCAAGCGACGAGGACGCCGTGCAGTATCTCAGCCTCAGCCGCCAGACAGCACCGGCCGTTGAGCCCGTCACAGTCGCAGAGGCCAAGGCTCACCTGCGGGTGGATACGAGCGATGACGATACCTACGTAGGCACGCTCGTCACTGCGGCGCGTGAGTGGGTTGAGGCTTACCTAGATCGCACGCTGGTGAATACGCAGTGGCGTCTGCGGCTCCATCGGTTTCCAACGGATAGCCAATACCCGATTGAGTTGCCACGCCCGCCTGTTGTGTCGAGCGGCACAGCAACGGCGGTGACGATCACGTACACGGCAGAGACGGGCGGCACAGCCACGCTCTCGACGGCACAGTTTCGCGTCCAGCGGTTTGAGACGCCTGGCCGTGTCACGACTGTCTACGGCGGCACCTGGCCGGCGAGCATGGAAGACAATGACGCCGTGGTGGTGACGTGGTGGGCCGGCTACGGTGCCGCGGGCTCCAGCGTGCCGGCTGCCATCCGCCACGCGATTCTGATGCTCGTGGGCTACTGGTACGAAAACCGCAGCACCGTGCTCGTCGGCAGCATCAGTAAGCCGCTTGAGTTCGCCGTTGAATCGCTGCTCTCTTCGCAGAAATGGGGTGGCTACCAATGAGCATTGAAGGACGCATAAGCATCGACGTGCTGTTTCACGAAAAGGATGGCACGGCGGCGCTCAAGGTGACGAGCCTGCAGGACTCGCGGGCGTACACCAGCGGTAAGGTGGCGATCGTCAGCGGTACGTGCGGGACTAGCGCCGTGACTATCCAAGTCGCACCGACAGCCTTTAGGGACGCGAGCGGCGCTTTTGTTTCTTTTTATGAGATTCAGCGATTCGTGATTCAGTCAGGGCCAAGCGTATTAATCCTAACTCAGCCAAACGTGACGGTTGACGCAAACGCCATTAGTGTCGTCTCAAACGCCGTGGGCGACTTTGATGACACGGCGCAACTGCCAACAGTGCGAACAAGCGCAGGCACGAGCACCTACACAATCGTCATGTACGGCACATGATCAACGCCGGCAGCCTCCGAGAGCGCGTCACGGTGCAGCAGGCGTCCGAGTCGCGGAACGCCCTAGGCGAAACCGTGCTTTCGTGGGCCACGTTTGCTGAGCGGTGGGCCAGCGTTGAAGGCGTATCTTCGCGCGAGTCGCTCACCTACGGCCAGCAGCAAATCAGCGTTTCGCATCGCGTCCGCCTGCGGTATCTCACGGGGCTAACGCAGTCCATGCGGCTGGTGTGGCGTGGCCGCACGCTGGAGATCGTTAGCCTGCTCGAGCACGGGAACCGCAGCGAGCACGAGCTGATTTGCCAGGAGGCCGTGTGATGGCCGTTGCCGGCGTCAACCTGTCGCTCGACACGTCTGAGATCCTGCGGCTGCAGGAAGCGCTCGGTAAGGTGTTCGACAATGAAGGGCTTGCGGTTACGCTGGCCGAGGCACTGGATAAAGCGATTTTCCCAGCGATGCGGAGACTACGGGAAAACACGCCAGAAGGACCGACAGGCAACCTTAAGCGTGCCGTAGATATGAAGATTGTGCCCTACAAACGAGACGGCAACGCGGTCGGGCTCATTGGCTACAACAAAGCCGCATCTGCAAAATCCACCAGCGCACTAGGCGGCTCAATACAAGCGGGGCCAGACCGTGCTTTTCATCAGTGGTGGATTGAGTTCGGCACAAGGCAGCGGGTGGTTGCGAAGCTTTCAAATACGCCGTACCAGCGCAAGGCTCACAGCAGAGTCATGAAATCTGGCAAGGTGGCCAGTATTCGGGCGCATCAAGTTTCTGGCCAAAACGCCTACATAGCATCGTCATACCGGGAACTCAGTAACTTCAAGATGCTGCCTACGGCTCGCGTCCCACGCGGCGAACAAGGCCAGCGAGTGCAAACAGATCCGGCATACCCAAACGCCTTCTTTCGCAAGTCAAAGAATCCGATTGTCATTCCTGCCATGAATCCTGGCGGAAGCGGCGAGCCTCCCCTGCGTAAGACGTGGAACGAGTACCAGGGCAAGGTGGCAGCCACGCTGCAGCAGGAGCTCCGCATTTCCCTAGAGCGTGCCCTTGATTCGCTGACGTACAGCAGCACCGGCAGCGTCACCAGTGCCACCATCCAGGCTGGAGGCTAGCCATGCTCAAGTCACCAGAGCAGGCAGCTGCTCGAGCACTGATCGCAGACCCGGCCGTAGCCATGATTCTCGGCCAGCGGATCTGGCCCGTCATTGCACCGGCATCAGCATCGCTGCCATTCGCCACCTGGCGGCGCACGGGCGTCACTCGCTCGCAGGGGCTGTCTGGGCCGATTGGTGCCACGTCTGTGCAGTTGGCGGTGGACGTGTTTGCCACCACCTACGAAGAGGCCCGCGAGGCGGCAGACAGAATCCGCTCAGTTCTGGATGGATGGGGCGGCCAAGTGACAGACTACGTGAGCGTGAGGAACGTGAGCCTAGACACCGAGTCTGATGGCTTTGTTCAACTCGCCGGCGGTGATTTGCCGCCCGTGTATCAAGTGACGCAATCGTTCTCAATCCTCTGGCAGGAGACTTAGCAGATGGCCTTTGAAACGCCGCATGATGGTTCCGGCACAGTCCTGACGTGGAAGAGCACGACTTACACCGTCACCAACGTCGTCGTCAGCATGACGGACCCGACTGCTACCGAAGACAAGATTTCCGTCTCGCACCTTGGCCAGACGGCTGGCGAAACCGCCAAGACGCTTGATCTTCCGCTGGCCGGCGCTGCCTCTGGCGACACCGGGCAAACGGTGCAGTTCGACTACATCGGCAAGACGCTGATTGCCGACAAGGAGACTGGCACAATCTCCATCACCGTTGGCGGCACCTCGCTGCTCAGCCGTGCTGGCACCGTCAACTCTTCGACGCTGACGCTGGCGACGCAGGACGCGATCCGAGGCCAGGCCACCATTCGTATCGCTCGCTCGTAGTCCGTGACGGAGGCCCGTCATGGCTGATTACTCAGCGGGCGTCACGGCTACGTGGAACGGCACCAACTTCGGTGAGGTTACGGAACTCTCTGTAACTCACGGCGGTGCCATGCCATTGGCTCGTGCCAGTACGTGGACGCTTGACGTAGGCACTATAGAGATGTCGTGCCTAACGACGGCGAACATTTCGACGGCTAACTACGGCAAGCGTTCGCTCATCACCATCGCTGGTGGTGGGCTGGCGTATTCCGGTAAGGCCGTGCTCGAGAAGTTCACGCTTGCGGGCAAGGTGAACGATGTAACACGGTACACCGTGACGCTGAAAGTCCAAGGCTAGGAGCAACCATGCTGAGCGTGTCTGAACTTGCTGCACAGATTCTCGCGGCTGACGATCTGCCCGTTCTCAAGGTGACGGTGCGTGAGTGGAAAGGCGCTGACGGCAAGCCGCTGGTGCTTGGCGTTCGCGTCATGACGGTGGAGGAACGCGACTCATACGAGAAAGAATGGATTGGCAACAAAGAGCGTGGCATCGACAACTTCCGCACGAAGTATCTGGCCCGCTGTCTTTGCCACCCCGAAAGCGGCGAGCGTCTCTTTGATGAGGCTGGCATCGAGCAGCTGGCGAAGAAGTCTGCGTCTATCGTGTCGAAGCTTTTTGAGAAGGCGATGAAACACAACAACATGACCGAAACCGACGTGGAGGAGCTGGCAAAAAACTGAGCATCCGCCCGACGAGAAGGTTTCTCTTTCGTCTGGCGGGGCACCTAGGCATGACGGTGCGTGAGTTGTCACGCCGCATGGATTCGCAGGAGCTCTCGGAGTGGATCGCGTTCACGCGATTCTTCCACGCTCTCCCAGATCCGTGGCGGCAGACGGGCCTGCTTACCAGTGCGGTGCTCGCCCCGTACTCCCAGCAAGGCAAGGCACCAAAGGCTGACGATTTCAACCCGATTGAGAAACCACCACAGCACGCAGACGAGATGAAGCGGGAGTTGCAAAAGCTCCTGGCGTTCCCTGAGTAAGCCATGGCAACCATTCTTTCACTTGCGCTGAAGGTGAACGCCGACGCCTCTGGCGTGGTGAAGAATCTGACGCCGGCTGAGCGGGCGCTTGAAAATCTTGGCAAGCAGGCGAGCAAGGCCACAAGCGTTTTTGACGAGTTTGCTGGCACCAGCGCCACCGCTGCTGTTGCCCAGTTCAATGCGTCCAAGTCCCTGTCTGACTTGTCAGACAGCCTTAAGCGTGGAGAGATCAGCGCCCAAGAGTTTGCGTCTCGGTATGCAGACCTGACGGCAGAAATCAACAAAGAGGCTGCCGCGTTTAAGCGTGCTGCCGAGATCACGAAGGCCAACGTTTCCTCGCTTGAGCGGTACGACCAAACCGTTGCGGAGCTAGACGATCAGCTGCGGGCTGGGCGTATATCGCAAGAGACATACAATCGTGCTCTTGAGAAGGCACGCACCGAACTGGATCGTACTGGGAACTCTGCGAAATCAGTTGACGACGACTTTGAAAAACTGAATCGCAGCGTCAGCCTGCTGTCTCGGATCGAGTTAGGGCGGCTGTTCGTTGACGGCTTGCAAGCGATTGGTGGCGTCATCCGCGACGTTGCGAATCAAATCGGCTCGCTAGTCTCAAGCGTCAGCACGTCTCTTGATTCAATAAACGACTTGTCTGCACGCACCGGCATCGGCGTTGAGGCTTTGCAGAGTTATGCGTTCGCCGCAAAACTCGCTGGCGTAGATACGGAGCAGTTCGGTGCTGCCGTGCAGAAGCTGGCGGTGAACATTGGCAAGGCCACGCCAGGCGATGCACTTGATAAGGCACTGAAGGGAATCAATCTTTCTGTGCAGCAGTTGCGTGCTCTATCGCCGGAGCAGCAGTTTTCTGAAATCGGTGCAGCTATTTCCCAGCTGCCCACAGCTGCCGACAAAGCCGCCGCCGCAGTGGCTATTTTTGGGAAGCAGGGCGCAGCACTTGCGCCGCTGTTTCGTGAAGGGGCTCAAAGCATTGAGGATCTTCAAGCCCAGGCTCAAAGGCTCGGCATTATCGTCAGCGAAACGCAGATCAACAACGTCGCTGACATGAACGATGCTTTTGACAAAGTGCGTGCGACTGTCGAAGGAATCATTGGTCAGGTTATTGGCAATCTTGCCCCAGCAGTTACGGCAGTTACCAATCAGTTTTTGCGTTTTGTCGAGCAATGGACCGGCGTTCAAGGGACCGGCGGCAACGGCATTGCAAATGCCATCACGGACGTGCTGTTGCAGGCCGCCGACAGATTTGCTGGGATTTTCGATGAGTTCTCAAGCAATCTCGGAAATGTAGGCGAGGCGTTTTCGTATGCCGCTGATGTGTTTGATGTTTCATCCAAGGCGCTGCTAACCGTTGCCGAGTCTTTCCGCACTGCATTTAACGCAGTTCAGATTGGGCTTGATGCGATACAGATTGCATTTGGCAGATTGCTGGAAAATGTCGGCAGTTACTTAAGCACAGAGCTCGAGCAGTTTGGTGCAGGCTTAGCTGACGCCGCAACGGAATCGGCCGCGCGCAATTCAAGGGAAATGGAAGCCGCAGCCGCAAATGCGGCAAACACTTTCAACAGTATTTTTGCCGGCGGCACAGAGGCCCAAGCTGCTGGGTCTGGTGCTGGCCAAAGGTTTGTTCGTGGTCTGCGGTCTGAGATTGAGCGAGCACGATTGCCTGAAGTGCAGCTGCAGACGAATCTAGATCAAGCACAATCCGACCTAGACAACTTCCTAAAGACTGCCACGGACGGAACGTCAGATTTCTTGCAGCAATCGGTGGCCACACTTGAAACGTTCTCAAGCATGGCCGACGCAGGTGGTCTGACAGCCGACCAGATTGAGATCATGAATGGATTCATGAAGCAGCTAAACGCCGAGCTTGCCAAGGAGAAGCAGTTGCGGCAGGAAACGACTGACGCGATTACTGCGCAAGCCGAGGCTGACAAGAAGCGTCTTGACCAGCTGATGGAAACCAAGGACGAGGGGACACGCATTGAAGGAGACTTGCTGACTGTTCAGCGAGAGCAGGCCCGAGTCTCGGAGCAACTGGCCGCCGCAAGGGCCGCTAACAACCAAGCCGACGCTGACGCCGCTGCTTCCCGTCAGGCCGAGCTTGATCAACTGACTGCAAAGTTGGAAGAACAGCAGCAAGCCCTGCAGCAGGGTTTTGGAGAAGGGTTTACTGCCGCATTTGATTCAGTAGATACAAACATTGACCGACTGATCGAAAAGTCTCAAGAGTTTGGGCAAGCCGGCTTTGATGCAGCTGTTCGTTTGCAGGAGGGTATTAAGGCAGCACAGCAGCAGGCCAAGGATGGTGTCTTAAACAAAGAGGCATTTGAAGCCGAAGTCTCCAGGCAGCAAGAGCTTTTTAGTCAAGAAATCGAAAACATCCGAGAGGCTGAAAGGGAGCGGGACAGAGCTGCCAAGGCACGCGAAGACGAAGCACAGCGAATGCAGCAAGAGCGGCAGCGTGCCGAAGACGCAGCTGTTCGTGAGGCGGAAAAACTTAAGGCTCAGGCAGCGAGAGATCGCGCCGCTGAAGAAAACAGAATCCAGCGCGAGCGTCAAAAGGAAGCCAACGCAATACAGCGGCAGTTTGAAAAAGAAGCAAACGCCGCACAGAAAGAACAAGAGCGACTTAGCAGAAAAGCTTCTGAGCAGTACCGAAAAGAAGAATCTTCTGCACTGCAGGCGTACCAACAGCAGCAGCAGCAGGCCCAGCAAGCCTACGCCCAGGAGCAGGCCAGAATCTTTGAAGAGCAACGCAAGGCCGCCGAGGCTGAAGCGAAGCGACAGGAAGAGCGGCTGCGGAAACTCAATACGCTGGGCCAGCAATCAATCAGCGTGGCCGACGTTCGCAGCGTTGAGGGTGCCAACCTTGTGCTACAGACGGCGGCTCAGGCTCAAGACCCCGCACTGATTCAGGCGAGGCTGCAAACCAAACTGCTTGAGCGCGTAGCCCTTGGCATTGGCCAAGCGGCCAGCAACTACTTCAATCAGCCCGTCGCAATCGTCGGTGCTGCGAGGCTGAACTAATGGGCATTGCGTCATCCACTGAACTGGCCCGGACGTTTGAGAACGAGCTTGGCGGGCAGCCGAAAGCCGTTCGTACGTGGGCGGTGACGCTCAGCGATGACACGCTGCAGAACAATCCCACCGCGCACGGCGCTGTCATCACGGCGCTGGGGCTGGACAACTACGGCACGGCTCACCCAGACATAGCCAATGCCTACGTCGGGCTTCGCAAAGCAACCATCACAGAACGATATTCGGATTCCCCGTACCACATTCTGGTGGTGGCCGAGTACGGCGTCATATCCGCCAATGAACTCTTGGCTCCAACGTCACGCACGGCCGAATGGAGCTTTGAGTCAAAGCCGAGCCAAGTCGCTGCACTCTACTACTGGGACGGCACGACCAGGCGAGCGCTCACAAACTCTGCGTTTGACTACTACGAGGGGCTGACCACGGAAGAGCTCATCGTGATTGCCAAAGTCACGAAGAACTACTCCGACTTCGATGCCGCCAACGGGCCGCAGGATCTCATCAATGCCACGAACAAGCTGAACTCTGGCCTTTATCTTGGATGCCCAGTGCATACGTGGAAGGTGGCTGGCGTTAATACCGAGTACGTCACCGAAATCTACAACAACGTCGCCCACCAATACTGGCGGACTACGTCAGAGCTTCAGTTTCGCCAAAGCACATGGAACCTGTTTCTGCCTGACGTTGGGTGGAACTTCATTGCAGGTGGGCAGAAACGCCGAGCGATGGTGTTTGACTTTGAGAATGGCGAATGGGTGGCATCCGCAAATCCTGTCGGGCTCAACGGTTCCGGCGGCATGAACTTCACCGCCACGCCGTTCATCAATGAGCGTCGCGTCTGCGAAGAAGTGAACTTCTCGCCGCTGTTCGGTACGCCGCCAACTGTGTAGCAATGGCACGTCAGAAGAAGCCAGCCGACGCAGTGCAGTTCACGCGAGAATCCGCAGAGCGGGTTGCTCGCGTCGTGCGTGCGGCCGAGCTCACGCCTGCAGCTGGATCGCCGCTGACGTTCGACAAGCGGTTTCCAGAGCGAATACCAAAGCAGGTCCGGGCCGCGACGTTCACGGGTGCGTGGCCGATTGGCAGCACCAAAGTTGTGACGTTTAAGCATGAGCCAACCGCTACAGTGAACGCTGTCAACCTTTCGTGGCCAATCACGCTGGGCGGCTACGTCAATGAGAACTGCCTTGTCGGAAGAGAAGGCACGAACTGGTGGCTAGTTGCTCCTGTTCTTGAATCGCGCGATGCTGTCTTTGTCTCAGTTACGAAAAGTGATGAGTACGTCTACAAAGTTGAAGTTGACAAAGATACGATCAACTATCTTTCCGATGTTGCGATTACGGCGACTCTAAACACCGCTGACTGCACAATCAGCGTCAGCACCGCAAAGACTGTCGATACGAAAGACTTCGTGATCTCTGTTGCCGCTGGCAAGAAAACAGCAATCTTTATCGTTGATTCGTACACGTCGGCATTCCTCCGCGTGAGGGTGCCGTAATGACCTGCCCGTGTTGCAATCCATGCAAAGGCTCATGCACGTCTGGATCAAACTGTGCCACGGGTTGCCGCTGCTACGGCGGTCAGTGCGTCAAGCAGTGCAGCGGGCCGTGCTCGAACAACTCTGACTGCGACACCGGCTGCATCTGCGTCAACGGGCAGTGCGTGACAGATACGCGGGCAAGGTGCTGCAAGGTAGTAAATCAGTGTGTCTCTGTAGGCGAAAGCACGCAATGTGAAAGTCCGCCGACTCTCGTTACCGCTTTTGTCGGAACCGTCACGGTGGCGTGGTGCGGGCTGTCGATGACGTTCGGATTGGGATCTATTCCGCAGTTTCCGCCGTTTGCCATTGGAACAAGCGGGCCAGACGCATTTGAAAAGGCGTGCGGTACTCAAAACTGGTTTGGTACTGACTTTCCGGCGACCTACAAGAACGAAACAAAATACCTAAACATCCTGCGCGCTTCAGATTCGACCGGCTGCTGTCGCGTAAGGTTCAATATCAATACTTCGCTACTCGGCGAAATCATTATCAACGATGGCTCTCGGGATATAAGTTTTGGCAGTTCCGGGTCAGATCAAAAGACGTTTTCGTATTGCAAGACTGCTTGCGGCGACGAGGTGCTGACACTGCTTGATAAAGACGTGAACATCAACTGCGGAGGAGATGCCCACAAGCATTGCAACGAACTCCCTACGGTGACGATCAACGAGGCACCATGAAACTCCACGCTACTGACGTGATGGCACGCTGCGTCGAGCGTGGCTACTCATGGGAGGAAATCACGCCCTGCCTGACGCAAGACCTCGGCGGCGGGTGGTTTGAAGTTGACGTTGACCACCCTGCCTATCCAAGGACGCAGCGGCCCGGCACGACGCCGCCAAAGGCAGGACTCGGTGACATGGTGGCTTCCGCGCTCACGGCCATCGGCATCACGAAAGAGCGCGTCGCCTTGGTGGTTGGCGGCGACTGCGGCTGCACCAAAAGGCAAGAGAAGCTCAACGAACTCGGCCGCAAGATCGGCATTGGTTGACAGCCCTGCCACCCTACGGGCAAAGGAGCGGCCGTGCCCGAAGACCACGTATTCACGTTGAACGGCGACGAGCGGTGGCTGCTTCGTTTCACCACGCTTAAGGGTGCGGCCTACGGGTACACGTTCTCACAGAAGGCCAAGCATCCGAGGATCATCCTTGACGCTCGCATGCGTGGGCGCAAGAAGCTCGAGGTGTTAGTTCATGAGTTGTTGCACGCTCTGAATCCCACGCAGTCTGAGGAGCACGTAGAGCAGCAGGGCAAGGATATTGCCCGCGTGCTCTGGAGTCTCGGATACCGAGAGGTAAGCCATGGGCCGCAGCAGTAGCACCTTCCGCCGCAAGAACGCCAGCGACGCCTGGAACGTCACAAGCCTAGATGGCAGCGTGACCCGCATTGATTTCAATATGCGGCTCTGGGTGCTGCTCTCTAGCGATTGGCACTGGGACTCTGTGAAGTGCAACCGCGAGAAGCTCACTGCGGATCTACGGTTAGCAAAGGAACTAAACGCCGCAGTGCTTTCCATTGGCGACCACTTCGATGCGATGGGCGGCAAGTACGACCCGCGAAGCAATGGCAAGTGGGACGTAAGGCCGGAGTTTCAACGCGGCAACTACTACGATGACATTGTGACGCAGTGCGCCGAGTACCTCGAGCCGTACCGCGAGCAGATGGCGTTGATCACGCCGGGCAACCATGAGACGGCTGTGCGGAAACGCATGGAGACGTGCTTGACCACGCGGCTCGTGGAGCAGCTGCGGGTGCGTGGCAGTAAGTGCAGGGCCGCTGGCTACTCAGGCTGGGTGATGTTCCGGGCCAGGGCCAGCAAGACGAGCACCGCCATGTACCGACTCTGGTATCACCATGGCTATGGCGGCGGTGGCCCGGTAACACGCGGCGTGATTGATTACAGCCGCTATCTCGTAGACGTGGACGCCGACTGCATCCACGCTGGGCACGTCCATCAGCGGACGATGATTGAGGCTAGCCGGCAGCGGCTCTCGCCTACTGGGCTGGTGAAGGTTCGCCCGATTCATCTAGTCCGCTCGGCTGCGTACAAGCAGGAGTGTTTGACCGATGGCTGGGCCGTCGAGAAGGGCATGAGCGCCCGGCCGCTTGGCGGTTGGTGGATGCTGCTGCGGTGGAACACAGACCACACCGAGTTGCGTGCGTCGTTTCATGACTCGCCACGGGATGACGCCAACGTTGACGATTGAAATACGCTGCACTTTTTCTTACCGAAAGGAAGCCCATGAGCCCGTCAATCGCAGAAGCAAACGCCGCCCTACGCCAGGCCGTCGAGATCCGCAGAGAGAGCCAAGCGGCAGGCAAGCCGCATGAAGAGTGGTACGTGTCACCAAGTGAAACAGATTCGTTTCAACCTGTTACCGAAACGCTGCCTGAGCGACATGACATCCACGAGCACCACCTGCACCGGGCCGGGCTGACGCAAGACGAGCTAGATGAAGCCATTGAGCGGTTGCGAGGCGACGGCATCACGCACGAGCAGCGGCCCGGCTCGCTGCCGTTTCTGGAACTGCTCGAGGAGGTGCGGCAGCTGCACCTGAGCAAGTCGCAGGATTACGGGAGCGAGAGCGACCCGCTAGCCAACATCCGCCAAGGCGCTGAGTTCGTCGGCATTGAGCCATGGCGTGGCTGCATGGTTCGCATCGCAGACAAGGTGCAGCGGCTCAGGACGTATTGCCAGACGGGCAGGCTTGTGCACGAAGGCGTCAGGGACACGCTGCTTGATCTGAGCGCCTATAGCCTGCTAGCTATAGTGCTTTTTGATGAGGGCCGCGATGGCTGAACCGCTTACTGACGCCTACTTGCTTGAGGCTGAGATGCGTGCCCGCCAGTTCAGCGGTGCGTACACGGGCACCTCGGGCACGCTGGCAGCGGACGTGCTTCGTCTGCTGGCTGAGCTCAGCCGCGTGAAGGGCGAGTCCGCAGTAGAGCGGGCGAGACGGTTGGACTCATGACCTAGGCCAGGGCTTGAGCGGCGGCGAGTTTTCTACCTTTCCTCGCCGTCCGCTCGCCCTGCGCCTAGTTCACGCCGCCGGCCCGTTGAGATCCAGCGGCGGGAGGCAATCCACGCTGCTCTGCTCAGTAGGGCAGATGGTGGGATCTACGTACCGCTCCTGCAGCTTCGGGTCGCTGTGGTCGAGCACCTGCGTGGCTGCGGCCGTACCGCCCGCTAGGGCAGCGTAGGAGGCCCGAGTACGCCTAAGCCCGTGGAAGCCTCTGTATCTCACGCCAGAGAGCCTGCAGAGCAGTTTCAGCGATGTCCACAGCGAGCCCCTCGCCCGGTCCCAGGCCCAAACCAGTTCGTCCGGCTGGCCACGATGGGCCAGCAGCATGTGGGCCAGCTGCTCGGTGAAGTCCCTTTCGATGTCGTGCGTCTGCCCTTTGCGGGTTTCGCCACGGAACAGCACCCGACGCCGCTCTAGGTCGAGCTCGCCCCACTTAAGCGACAGCAGGGCCGTTGCCCGCTCGCCCGTGCAGTAGGCCATATAGATCAGCGTGGCCCACCACCAACAGGAAGGCTTGCCGCCCGTGCGTCCCTTGCGAATCTTGGCCCGGCGAATCAGCAGCGCCACGTCTGCGGCTGTGTAGGCCCGGCCGACAGGGATCGACTTGGCCACCTTAATGCGTGGCAACTCGGGGAAGTCTCTCGCCCAACGCTTGCGGGCGGCTAGGTTCCAGACCGCCTGCAGCATCACCTTGTCCTTCTGCACTGACGCGGGCCGCACGGGCTTGCCCGCCCAGGACTGCGTAGCACGCCACCGTAGGTATCGACTGATCACAAGGTCATCTAAGTCCGCCACCGTTGGCTCTCGCTCGAGGAACGCACGCAGGCGATCCAGCAGCATCCGGTACAGCAACACAGTCTTTGGGTTGAGATTCCGCAGATCGGCATACCGCTCAAACAACTCTTCCAACGTCATGCGTTTCATTGTCCTTCTCCCTTTTCGGTAGTGTACACACGTTCACTGGACAATGCGACGACTCCCCTCGCCTCCACTCATAC